CATTGCCTTCAAACTCAGAACAATTTTCTGAAGCAATCCAATAAGGCTCATTACAATCTTCGCCTGTGTCAAAATATTTACTTAAAAAAGCCCCAATGTTTTCGTATTCTTCCTCGTAATTTTCTGAACAATTTTCATTACTATCTTCATCATATATCCCGCAGAAATACTCTTCAATAGATACGATATCTTCATAAACGCTATCCATTGAAATTGTAGCGGAGAAGTCAGACCAACAACCTCCTCCTTCATAACCATAAGCAAAAATAGAAATTTTATTGTCAGGAAGATACTTAGCTCCAATAATTATATCTAAACAATTGCTTTCTCTATTTTCAGACTTAATGGCTAAAATTCCGTATTCTTTATTTTCCATATTATTATTTATTGTATTTGTTTTTTCCATTCAAGTATTTCTGCTTTCGTCATATCTCCGAAATCTTTTCTGGTAGGCAACTTTACTTTCAAAGTGTCGGGGTTAAAAAATTTAGATAGTTTTGATTTAATATTTAGAGCTGCCTCCATACCTCTATTGTAATCAGAATCTGCATCATTATTCGTTGATATAATTATATTTTCTAAATTACTTTTCATCAAAAAAAGAATTACATTCTTAGATACTGTCAATCCAAATATTACAATGAGATTTTTTATCCCATTCTCATATAGAGCTAAAGCATCACCAATACTTTCTACCAGAATGACAGTCTTAGTATTCTGTATTTCAGGAGAAGATAAATCAGAAGGGTATACGAAATTAGATTTTCTACCAAGAATCTTCCATTTAGGTCGCTGAGAATTGCTATACAAATCTCTCCCAGCTAGTCCAATTATTTTTTTACCTTCGAAAATTGGGAATACAAACCTATTATTTAGTTTCCCATAAGTTTTTACCCCCCCTTTGAAATCTTTTAAAGTTTCATTAGATATACCTCTTTTATTGTAGAAATTAAAAGACGGCAACAAATCACTTAAGAAATCAGAGCTGAAGAATTTCTCTTGAACTATTTTAGACTCTTGATCCTCAGCTTCGACCACATTATCAAAATACTCATTTCTCAAAAAGCTTTTGGCATCTTTCTCATTTATATTAAGAGTTATCATTGCCAATTTAATAAGAGGCCCAGATTGCCCAGTCACAAAATCTGTAAACCACCCACTCTTAGTATTAACACTTAAAGATGAACTTGCGCTATTTCTATAAATAGCTTTCATCCTTAAGTAATCTGGCCCAGATCTTTCTGGCGCATACCCCATTTTTTTAAGCAGTTCTACTATCATATAAAATCGTTTTTAGTATACTTTCTATTATTAGATACCTCAATTTGTCCTAATTTTTTATTGAATACATCTTCAGCGTTACCACACTCCATTACTTTAAAGTTGTCAACTTTAAAATTAATATAATTTTCGACGTATACTTCGCCATCTTGGGTGACTCGTTTTACATAGTTGTCAGCGCCCATAGCCTCTTCTCCTTGAACACGAGCTCTAACTTCGATTAGTTTATGGGTCCCGAACTCTTTACCTGCTTCTCCAATCTCTTCTGGAGTTTTCTTTTCAAGACGATACATGTTGGAACAATGCCACTCAATCTGAGATGACATAGCTGTGCCGCCACTTCTATTAGTTTGGACAGCGGTCAACCCAGCCGTCCTTGGCAAAGAAGATACAAGCTTCTTAAGTTTATCTGTCTTTTGACCTAAAAGTTCATACCCTTCAAAAGCACTAGTGATGTTCTCTTGAGTAGATTTCAAATAATCATAAATAAGAAGAACATTCTCTCCATTCTTGACATTTTGAACATACCATCTTTTAGCAATAGAAATAACCTCATCAATAGATTTATTTGCTACATACTTATGGTGAACTCTTCCCTTATATTTTTCCAAAGAATTTAAAGCTGCATAAACTTTATTCTTATCTATAGGGTTATTAAGAAATTTACCTGTTTTGATTTTATACTCATTAACACCGGAAATAGCAGAAAGATTTCTAGCAATAATACGATCAGTTTCCAGCTCTGTATCCAATACTAAAGCTAAACAATTATTTTCTTCTAAACCAGCAACTTCATAAGCTAAAAAGTTTACAAACGTACTCTTTCCAACTTTTGGACCAGCAGCAATAACAAACAAATCTCCGAAGCTAGGGCCTCCATACATTTTTGTAAAAATTGGGAATGGAGTTTTAAGGCATACTGGCCTTGGATTATTAGCCCAGTCTAGAACGGTCTCCTGCATCGAAGAAAACACATCAATAGGCTTTTCCTCATCAGCTACATTCTCTGTTCCAGCATTCTTAAGAGTAGTCTCTACGACATTTGCTAATTCAGGAAGAGACTTATCTATATTACTTCGAATCTCTATCTTGCCTTCATCAAGAGATTTATCAGCCTTTCTTGCAAAATCATATTTAATTACATTCGCAATAAAATTTGGGAGAGATTGTTCTCTTATCTGCATCTGAGATAAGCAATCAATATAATCAATTATGTTTAAGTCCTCGAAAGATTTTAACCCAATAGCTGTTAATTTCTCAACTACTAATAATTTATCAACAGTCGAACTCTGAGCGTAAATAGATAGGATAGCAGAAAATATAGCTGCATGAACTTTGTTGTCAAAGTGTGTAGGTTTAAGAACAGATGCATAATCAGCAACATTATCTGGCCACTTAATAAAGCCAGCTAAACATGCACGCTCTTGTTCTTGAGGAGTTGAAATTCTATTGTTACTCATTTAAATAAGAAATCTTTTAATGATTTTGGTTTTTTTACACTGAGATCTAGGTCTAACTGAACTTCTTCTAGAACTTCGACAGGCTTCTCAATGCTCTCTTCTACATTTTTAATGCTAGGCAAATATGTTCTAATGTATTTCCGACCATCTTCACAAAGATAGTATAAAAGACTATAGGCTTTTTCACTAGGCACTACATTCTGTAGAGTTTTCAAATCGAAAATAGCCAGAAGTTTATTCGCTGTCAACATCTCTTTGGGCCAAAAGATATTAGGCCGATGGCCAAGAAAATGCAAAACGACAGACCTTGCATCTTTTGGATTAGAAACTTTTTTCGGTTTAGGTTTATGCTTTAAAACTATTCCGAATTTTCCATGCAAATATTCCCTTATCTCCACTAATCCTTTTGCGCCCATTCCTTCAAGAGATTTTAAATCTTCCAAAAACTTATCCGACAAGTCTTTTTCTGAAAGGAAACCATTTTGAATTAAAACATTTTTTGTTCTATTCGAGATAGGGAATTCTGATATGAGCATAGTACTTACCTTAGTATATGAGATCCAAAAACTTTTTCAACCCATTTTTCCTTTAAGGGCATATTTTTTTCATAGATTTCTATTACTTCAAATCCATTTTTTTCGAGAAGATATTCCTTAAGCACATCTCTATATACTTGCCTCTCAAAATCTTCGACAGAATTTTGGAAATAAGGCGTATACTCTACATGAAATAACCCGTTTACCTCGACCGCAATTTTTCTAGAAAAATTAACAATATCGACTCGTAAACGGGTTTGAGGTATAAGAACCTCTTCTCCTACAATATCTTCAATCCAATATTTTTTGAAGAATTGTTTTACATTAAATTGAAATAAACTTAAACTTTCACTATCCCATTTTATAGAATATTTTTTTTCAGAAAGTGGGCGAGTATTCCCCTTCGCTGTAATCCATCTCATTTAAAAAATACTATAAAGAAGTTCATTTTGATATTCTTTGTATTTCAGCAATCATTAACGAGCAAGCTTTAATAATATTAGCAATGTCAGAATCATCAGGAATAAATTCTCCAAATGGCCACATTTCTTTAGCAACTTTAAGAGTTTCTTCTTTCTTCGTATTCTGCCCATTAGCATAACCAGCCAAAACTAAAGCAGCCAAAGACAGTTCTCCATTTTGATACTTAGAATCATGTTCAGCATTATAGCCTTTATCTATTTGCTTTTGTCTTTCAGCCTTAATTGATTCAATGATTTCTTCAAGTTCTTTCATGTTAATGTCGTGTTAATGTCGTCTTAATACTGTTTTACACTGTGTTAATGCGATATTAGTGTCGTGTTAATGTCGTGTTAGGAAAGTAGTATATTATATTTTTTTTCGAAATAGTCAACAGATAAATTATTTATATCTTCATTAAAAAGTTCTACCAATTCTATAGAATTTTTTATACACCATTCTTTTTTTAATTCGTCAGCTTTAATTTTAGACAAAAACTTCTGCCGATCTTTATGAAGCCATTTATTAAAAGAATTATGATATTCATCTGGACTTACTTCTACAGCCAATTTCTTAGATAAGTTAAATAAATCAATCCTGAATTTACTTCCGGGGATAACAAACTCTTCTACAATTACATCATTTTTCCAAAACTCTCGGAGAAAAGATTTAACTTTAAATTGAGGAGAAGAAACTTTCTTATCCCAATCAACATTCGATTTAGATGGGACATTGACTTTAGAAAAGCCATGCAGCTTAGTAAGCAGCATTATGAAATAATTTCCTTTACTTTCTTAAGCAACCATTCAAATACATCTTTATTATTTTCAATATAATCATAAACAGAAGCAATGCCTTGGTGTTGCATTTGAATATCTACTCCATCATTTTTAGCTAATGAAATAATAGACTCCGAAAATGAATACCATGCTCCCTTCTTTGAAATCAGCTCAAAAGCAATAATCATATCGACTACTTCCTTCTCTACCCAAATAGCACATCCACTTCTACCTTTTTTGATAGGGATCTTGACTTTTGAACCTGTCACATCTGTAGATGACTTTTTGATTTCAATAGTAGCATAGACTCCTAAAGTTTTATTCTTTATTGGGTCAGGCTTATCGTTAGGTTTCTCAAGGATATAATCTCCTCCATATCTGGGTTGATATGAAAGAGTTATATCACTCTGGTGATTGATAGCAGATCCGCCAGCTCCATCACTTTGTCTTGGAGGAGTTTTGCTGTAAGGATCTAATTTAATTTCAGCTGTATACTGACTTGTAATCAGAAATAAAGCATCAAAGTGGACTATCTTTAGAGCCAATCTTTTGAATAGAATCTTAGTTAAAAGAGGAACACCAGCAACTTTAATGTTCTCATCTCCATTCCAAAGATTTTTCTCTTTATCTGACTTAAGAATAACCCCGTCTAAAGAATCAAGGATGATGCAGAGCTTCTCTCCAGCTTCATGCATTTTAGGAAGAATACTTTCGATAAGCGAAGCAATTGTTTCAAATACATTGCAGCTAAAAACGAATACTGTTCCATACTCCCAATTAGTAGGATCTGTAACAAATTTCATCCCAGTTCTTTTCTGCATCTCTGGAGTGAGACGAGCTTCAGCTTTTATAAAAATGGTCTTAGATCTTTCGATCTTATCCATATAATTCTGAGCGAAAACAAAGCACTGAGATGTTTTACCCAATTCACTGCCTTTACCACAAACTCTGACAAAGGAGCCAGAGCGAACCTTAATAAGGGCATCAAGATTTAGAGATCCAGAAGAAACAGTGACTTCATCAGGCTGCAAATAGTTAAAGTGATTATCTTCATTATCTTTTAAAAATGAAGAGAGCATGTCTTTTGAACCTGTCTCGCTTGATGAGTCGTCTTTTCTTTTGGATGGCATATTATTCGAATGGATTAATTTCTAACGGAGTATCTTCTTCTACAGTTTTATTTATATAAAAATCGCAAGCATTACAAACCTCTTCTGTCAATCCATGAATACCTCTTTCTAAACAGTAGTATCCAACAGATCTTTTAGACTGACAACAAGAAGGTCCATATTCAACTTGATCTTGAGATCTGTGCGAACATGTTTCTAATTTGGACATAAATCATTAAATAATAGAATTTTTAGAAACTTTTACCAAAGACTGATCATTTACATTAATAAATGTCACATAATTTTCAGTGATGCGAACAATCTTTGCACAATAGCTTTTTTCTCCACGAGAAGAACGGGTCTTGAGTCCAATAAAGCGCCCCTTATGATTTAGATAATAAGGAAGCTTTTCAGCTTCGCAAGATTTTTGAGCATTTACGGTATTATTTTTTTCTTTATTTACTTTTTTCATATTACAATAAACCTATTTAAGGTTTTAAATTTTTACTAGAGATTCAAACTAGCACACTAATAGATTTTGTCAATCAGAAAATTTAAAGATTGAAAGCTTTTAATGTTAAAGCGAATGGTTCTCCATCTATATTTTTAACAAGATTTAACATTTCTAAAGCTAATAGCCTTGTCTCTTCCTGAGTATCACTTTTCAATCGAAGAGCCCAAAAATGCATAAAAGCTAGTAGAGATCCAGTCCAAATAAACTGTGTCTCTAAACACAAAGGCAGAATGATACGAGCTTGCTCCTTTGCTACCCCTGCATCGCATAGATCTTTATACAATTGAGAAGACTGTTCTACTAGGCTATTCATCTTCTCTATTAAATCCGGCCTATCTAATTCTCCTTCACTACCCTGCTTAGAAGATTTAGATTGTTTTCTTAAAGATTTTACAGTAAAATAATTATCACTGAAATCAACATATCTTCCACTGATACTATTAGCAGACATCCCTACTTGATGTTTAAAAAGTTGTCTTTCAACAAAAATAGGACACTCAATTCTAAACTGCAATTGAGCATGTCTAAATGGAGCAACATGCTTGTGCTCTACTAAAAAATTAATTAGCTTTTCATCTTTCTGATCAATATCATCTTTAGATTTTCCATAACTTACACGAGCAGCATTAACAACCATTAGATCGTTTCCAAAGAAATTTAATAATTCAGCTTTCATATAAAGAATTTAATTTTTATTATTTTTTGAAATTTGCTCTTCTAAAATAGGAGCTAAATTTGCGGGGCTATAATTTGGACCTTTCTGCCATTTACCGTCTTCTCTACGAAAACCATTTGTAATTTTAGAATTATTAGATCTGCACACTTCGTCCTCAAAAGGTTCTAGATCTAAACCATATGAGCAAGCAGCTCCAGCAGATACATAATTAATATCAGCTAAAGCATCTGCTACTTCAACTAAATCGACCTCCCCTTCTATATTATAATTTAAATCGTTTACAGAAAGAGGAGTATCGTCATTGAAAAGACATACTTTAACACCACTTGCCTCAGCCAATTCTAAAACCTCTTCTATTAACAAACTAATCCTCAAGACTCTTGTAAGATTATCTGGAGGACTTGGAGAGTCAGGACAGCTCTGAC